GTCTGTCTTTTTATCTGTGCATTTGTAGGAGTAATAGGTGAGTTTTGAAAAGCAGGTACATAAAACTCTGACGTAGATGTAAACACTTGTAGATCACGATTAGAAACAATATGTCGTATTGTATTAATCTCACCTATACTTGCAAGCAATTCTATAGAATCATTATCAGCAGCAGTACCTAAATCAAAGTTAAAAAACTCATTTGACTTACTACCCCATAATGTATCTGGCTGTGATGTTGATCCACCAAACCATAATCGTCCTTCATGGAAAGCAACAGCAGCAGGATAACCACGAACTAAAGAATAGGACTGTTCACTAAAATCTGTTGTTGGTGCATGAGTTGTTATAACAGGCGCACCTCCACCATCAATAGATGCGTTTGCTGTACCACTTGCAGCAGAAATTCTATATCTATTTTCATCAACAACAGATGTAACTGTACGTGTACCATTAATATTACCTGCTGATAATCCTGCAACAGTTGCAGCTTCTGTTATAGCTATTGAATCTCCTGTACTTAATCCATGAGCTACATGAGTTATTTCTATAGATGCAGAACCATCTATTGTTCTAAGTGCATTTATATCTAATTGTTGTTTTAAATTACCTTGTACTGTTCCTGTAACAACAGTAGCACTTGTAAATCCAGTAATAAGTATTTCACTATTATGATAACGTAATGTTACACCTACATGATTTGATTCAAAGTAACTTGCACTTGCTGTTACTGTAACACCACTTCCTGTTGAAGCACTTGGGTCTATTGTTAATCCTGTAGTATGAAACTTACTGTAAGGCTGATGAATAAGAGTGCTATCTGCGTTTGTATCAAAATCAAATGTTTGTAATTCAAAAGATGTCAGTCCTGTTCTTACAAGTTTTTTAATTGGAAATGATTGATGAGCAAGAAACATTGTATCACCAGATTGAGCATAAGATATTTCATGTATCTTTTCATCTGAGAATGGTACAGCAGCACTATCTGTATCCTGTGTAATGGTTGCAACCAATGATACAACATTTGCTGTGCTTACTTGAAAGCATCGTATCTTTGCATTTTCTAAAGATATTATATATCGCTCGTCATCTGAGAAAATAAAAGGAACAAGTCTTGCTTGTTGTGTTCTATTTCTAGCCTGACTTGTAACAGCTAATCGTGTTCCATCTGAACTTGTTGCTGTTAAAAAACCTGTTGGATTGGGTGACGTTTCTGTAACTGTAATAACATTTGAAGCAGGATTAGCTACTGTAAAACTTGCATGAGCATTAATAGCTGCTTGAATATTATCTGCTGTAGTATCATTATTTGTATTTGGTCTAAAGCCTTGAGAATCAGAAGGTGATGAAGAACCTGCTGTTTCTGCTGTAAAAACAACCTCTACTCCTGCTGATGTTGTTAATGTAATAAATGCACCTACAGCTATATTAGCATAATCTGTTACTGTAATTGTACAGGCTGTATTGTTTTGCGTAATGTCATAGGTATAAATATGTTTTGTACCTGATCGTTTTACAACACCACCTTCTGCTCGTAGAAAAAAATTCTGCAATCGTTGAGCAGAATTTCTATAAATCTCTGTATCTGTTCTAGAAACAAGTGCAGGACTTACTTCACCATATTGAAAATTTTGAATAGGAATTTTTGCTTTTTGCATTAACTCCTCCTATTCGTAATGAATCTCGATGTTACAAGTTTGCGTGTTGTTTGCTGTTGCGAATCTATACTTCGTGCTTTAGCCATAAGTGCTGTCGCTTGCTGTTGCATTAAATTACCCAGACTTGCATCTCTAGCTAAAGAAAAAGATAAAGGAACTGCCAGTGCATATTCTACAGCAAGAGAAAAATAAGAAGCCCAATCAACTTCACTTGCTCTGAATGTATAATCTACAACAACAGAATCAGCTTCATTTGTATCTGCGTAAATCATATTACCATAGATTTGATAATCAATTAAAGCATCATTAACTGTTACAGCATGAACCATTAATGTATCTTCTGGTAATTGATAAGCTTTATCATAACGACCTGTCGGTGCATCACTTAATAAATTTAATACAGCTTGATTTGTAGCAAATCTCCAACGAGCATTAACTAATGCTGTTCGTGCTATATCTTCATAAAGGTTAGAAGTAATAAGTGATTCAGTTGTGCCATCACCAAAGGATGTAATAGGTTCAGCACCAATTAAAATTAATGCTCTGCTTGCAATATCGACTGCACTATTTGCAGGTGTGCTTGTTACCATAATAATAAAATGGGGGGTGTTACCCCCCCATTCTCCCTAGTCACCATCTGTTTCTGCGATAGCAGTACCGTCCGATACGTCTACAACAGAACCAGTATTTGACAATACACTTACAAAACTTGTTGTAGGTACATTAGTATCTGAAACAATAATAACATCACGTACTGCAAGCATATTTGCTGCGTCATTAAAGTACCCTGCAGTATTTACAGTAGCAATAGCATCTGTTGTCGAATACCACCACAGATTACCACCTGATGCGCCTGCAAGACGAGTTAAACCAGAAGCTGCATAAGCCATATCTATACCTCCTATGAGTTATTATCTAAGAGTTCATAGATACCATTGTCATCAATGACAGCAGCACCCATAGACATCGAAGAGGTTGCAAGGTGAGATACTTTCTCAGCAACATAGTTAAGTTCTGTAGAAACATCTGCATTAATGCCAAGACCAACAGCAGAGCTATGATACACCATACTCTTACCTGCTGCTACAGCAGACGTAGAAAAGATATTGAAACCTAAGAATTGTTTCATTGTCATTCCACCTGCGTAGGGTAGGTTTTGATCTCCGACAAAATCACTTGATGCAAATTCAGTAATGAGAAATAAATCTGCAAAACCTTTAGGGTGCATAGCAATATATCGCTGTCCATCCTCAGGTATATTTGCAGCACCCATTGTTTCAAAGGCAGAAAGTAAATCTGCTTTTTCAACAGCTGAACTGGTATCATGTAATTGAGTTGAATTAGCACCTGCATCCATAGCTGTAATAAGAATTTCATCTGTCTTACGACCAAGAGCAGCAGCTGCCGATTTAGCTACAGCTTGTCTTTCATCTATGTTTGTCTTGAGTTCATCTAACTTATCAATGTACTCAGCAGCATAGAAGTCTGACATTGTAGCTTCTACTGTGGTATGCGCTAACTCCATTGGAGTAATCATACCATTTCTAGACTTTGTTGAAGCAGAACCAGAACCGATTTTTTGAAAACGAACTATGTTTCCTGCAACATTACTTACTGTACGAACGGTGTTTCGTAGTTTCGATCCCATTCTCTGATAAGCAAGATGCACTTCAGATTCAAACTGCTTAATAAAGGCTGTGTCTATTGTGTTTGCCATTAGCAAACCTCCTTATATTAAGTTTCATGGTATCTCTGGTTACCTGCTCCTCACCTTAACACGATTGTCCAATAGGGTCGCTTAGTGTATTACAGACCTTGATGGTTCATTATAAATACTAGATTGGAATAAATTGCAACGATTAAATCGTAAAAAATCATATCCATAATGATTTTCTATATGTTCTTCAAATTTAAAACCACACCATTGTAGCCATTGTATTGTCTTTGTATGGTCTACAGGAACTATATTATCTATATTTTTATACTCTGCTTGCAGTATATTAATACATTCTTTTGCACCTCTAAGGAATATAAAGTAATGTTTATCAATATCATTTGTACCAAGCATCCATACAGAAGCATTATCTTTTGAATCTGGATATTGAGAAGTACCACACATAGCTACAGGTTGCTTGTTAATTAAAATAGTATAGGTTTCATCTGGAAAATTAATAACAGCATCCATTAAACAATCAAAAGGTTGTGTACCAAATATAGCACACTCTCTTATATCTGGTAGTCTCATATTTTGAGAAACAGGCATTACATCGGCTATCTTAGCTTTTGCTAAAGATATATTTCTCAGTGAAGCTACAATATCACGATTTATATAATTGTTTGAATCCACTTTCAACTTGCCTTACTACTTCTGGATTTCTTTTTGTTGGATTATGATATTCATCTGATGCCATTAAATCACGAAGCTGTGCTTCATTAATTTGATTAATAGGCTGAGAAGGAGAACTAATATTTATTCCTTTTGTCTGTTCTTGTATATGTTCTAATACTTGAACACCTTCTGCTGTTGATGCAAGTAATTCAACTGTAGAGATTAAGTTTTTAGGAAAGTATTGATTAGCAAATAAAGATACAGCTTCAACTCTTACATTTGCATTATCACCTAACTTAACCATTTCTTCTTCTGGATTAGGAAGTGTTTCACTTATTTGTTCAAGATACATCATAATACCTTGATTAAATTCTTCTTGATTATATCCATTTTCAAATGAAGTTTGTGACCACCATTCTAATAATTTATTATCTGTTACAGCACCCATATCCAAAA